TGAAGCGTATGACCCATCGAAAAACCGAAAAGGTAATAAAGGGGCGAATATTAACGTGAAAAAAACGAATTGGTAAATTGTCTCTACAACCGAGTGGAAATAATAGGATAAAAACATATTGTGACATGATAAGTCTTTATCCTATTATGTGATTTAGCAAAAAACTCCTCTTTACACCTTTGAAGATTTAAAATGGGACAAATTATGAGTAAGTTTTTCTGTTTTTATAATAGTAATGACGCATAAAAGTGAGGATTATAAAATTTCTGCTGTAAAATATTATTTGAAAAATAAAGACAATATAAGAAAAACCTGTAAAATATTTGATTGTAATAAATCTACTTTACAACGATGGATACAACGATATAATTCTACTAAAAATCTTACAAGAAGGAATAGAAAACCAATATCGTATAAAATTACAAAAACGCAAGTTAATACTGCTTTGGATTTATTGAAACAAAACGAACAACTTACTATGAATGAATTAGCAGTTGATATGAAAAATAAATACCCCACATTTGATATAACATCTCAGCATTTAGGACATATTGTTAGAGGCAATAATAAAACCAGAAAACGCACAAGACACGAACATTTTCCAAATGAAAGATACAAGAAACCGATAGACAAACAAACTGAATTGGATAAATTTTATCAAAAAATAAAACAATTTCCAATAAATAAAATCATTTGTTTGGATGAAACAAGTGTTGGTTCTGCTTTGAAACCGACTTATAGTAGATGTAATTTAGGTAGGCGTTGTGTAATAAAAACGACCAACCAATTTGTATTTCGTAAATTTACTTTGTTGGTAGCAATAAGTAATTCAAAATGGGTAGGTAAAGAAATGTATGAAAAAGGTGGTATGACGAAAGAAAGATTGTTGGAATTTTTAGAGAAATATATTTTTCCAAAATACAAAAACCATCTTATTATATTGGATAATGCAGGAAGTCATAATAACGAACTCATTAAAAATGCTATTATCAAAAGTGGTAATGATTATTTATTTTGCATCCCTTATACACCGAAAACGGATGCGATTGAAGAATATTTCAACCAAGTCAAAACATACATGAAAAAGAATAGAAATGTTGAAAATTACCAACAATTAGAAAATAATGTGAATAAAGCAATTGAAAAAGTAAAACCTGAAAATTATAAGAATTATTTTGAACATGCTTACAATTTGAAAGAAGGAATAAAATTACACAGAAAATCATCAACGAGAAGGCGTAAATTAAAAAATTATAAATAATATACTTAAAAATTAGATGGTTTAAGTATATAACTGGTATGCGATTAAAAAGTGAATTATATAAAAAAGAACAAGATGAAATAATAGAACAGATTATTAAAATATTAAATTTAGAAAATAATAATACATATACCCTGCATGAATTAGACAATAACAAAGAGATCCAAATTTCAATAATGGAATTAATTCCTGAAATAAGAAAATGGTTTTCATTTAACGGAATTAAAGCAGTAGGAGAACCGAGTAAAATAAAAAGACCTTGGTTGTCTATAATAAAACATTTATTAAAATCAAAATATAACATAGAAAGCAAAGATTTTCAATTTACCGAAAACGGACAACATATTAGAACACACATTTATACATTTGGGTTGATTAAGTAGAATTTACTTATATTTGAATACAAAGCCTCTAGAACTCTTGTTTTTTCCTGATAGAACTTTTGAAATAACTGGTGTAATTCCATATTCCTTTTGTAAATATTCATTTGCATCACACGGATAAGTAAATGTTTTTATATAAGTTCCATCAATTGTAAACACATCAAATGGTTTATTTTGTCTTTGTGCATCTGATATTTTTCGTCTTTCATCCATATTTTCAAACCGTTTTTTCTGTGTTTCTCCGTGTTTCAATCTAGCGTCTGGATTGTCTTCATAATATTTTTTCATTCTCTCACCTTGTTCTTTCCCAGCTTCAGGATGTTCTTTATGATATTTTTTTTGTGATTCTCCTTGTTTCAATCTAGCGTCTGGATTGTTTTCATAATATATTTTCATTCGTTCTCCATGTTCTTTTCCAGCTTCTGGATGTTCTTTATGATATTCTTTGTGTGTATTGCTCTGTTGTCGTCTTGCTTCTGGATTGTCTTCGTAATATTTTTTCATTCTCTCACCATGTTCTTTTCCAGCTTCTGGATTGTCTTTAAAATGTTGTTTCATTCGTTCTCCGTGTTCTTTTCCCAAGTTTGGATTGTCTTCAAAGCGTTTTTTCATTCTCTCACCATGTTCTTTTCCAGCTTCTGTATGTTCTTCATAATATTTCCTTTTTATTTCGCTCATTTGTTGTCTCGCTTCAGGATTGTCTTCATAATATTTTTTCTGCGAATCGATCATTTGTTGTCTCGCTTCAGGATTGTTTTCGTGATACATTTTCATTCTCTCACCCCATTCTCTTCCTGCTTCAGGATTGTCTTCATAATATTTCCTTTTTATTTCGCTCATTTGTTGTCTCGCTTCAGGATTGTCTTCATAATATTTTTTCATTCTCTCACCTTGTTCTTTCCCAGCTTCAGGATGTTCTTTATGATATTTTTTAAGTGCATCACTTTGTTGTTCCATTGCTTCGTTACTGTCCCAATATTTTTTCTGCGAATCGATCATTTGTTGTCTTACTTCTGGGTGTTCTTCATGATACACTTTCATTTTCTCAACCCATTTTATTCTATCTTCTGGATGTTCTTCGTGATACACTTTCATTATCTCACTCATTCGTTGAATTGCTTCTGGATGTTCTTTATGATAGTTCTTCATTCTTTTACTTTGTAGTTCCCTTGCTTCGTTATTTTCCCAATATTTTTTACTGCGTTCACTCATTTTTTGTCTATCGGCTTCCGTAAACACATACCCATTTATCCCATCTCCACCATAAGTCATATTATATCCATTCCCATTCATAAAATACGAATTATATTCTTGAATGTATCGTATTTCCTTTTCGCACAATTCTTCAATAGTATCTGCTGTATCAATTTCTATAAGTTCGAGATTACCTACCATGTCATATTTTCGTATCGCACAATATAGGTATCTATTATTACCTGATTTCGCTAAGTAATTATGCCCTTCAGTTCGTTGCTTCAATGAAGTAGTCGTTAATCCAATATAGTGCTTTCCGTTTGGAAATACGATTTTGTAAATAAACCCACAAGTAGACATGTTATATATAATATACTAACATAAAATGTCTATATTGAATTCAATTTTATAATATGTGCGTTAAACTACTTAAAATAAAATATTTAGGAATAGTATAAGGATGGAAAAAGAAGTAAATCCACCAACCGACTTTTTCAAAGGAATTAAAATTTCCTTGAAAAGTGTCTTGAAACATCCTGACATCAATTTACCTAAAATCACAAATGCCGTTGTCAAGTGTAATAAAATTGTTATTCAAACGCTTATGTTTATGAAACTTTTTTTATTAGACCATTATGATAAGCATAATAAATTACCAACCATTAATGACGAATTCATTAATTCTTGTATGAAAATATTGTGTAATGAAAAAGCAACTGGAAGACCACCTAAAAAAAAAATCAAAGAATTAAAAGATACTTTGAGTGCATTTTACAAAACCGATTTTCAACCGCTAATTCAAAATGAAAACTTGGATTATACACATATGAATACCATTTTAGATTATCTTACTATTGATATTCTTACGATGTATGAGAATAACATCAAATTTCATTATGTAGAATATGTGGAACGATATGTAAATGTTGTTTGGAAAAAGAATTTTATTGTAAATAAAATAAGAAAAATGAATATTACACAAAAAGAAAAGGAACAACGAGTAAATAAATTATGTAGTCAATTGCGAAAAATCAAAACCGATTTATTGAATGTTACCGAAGGTTCTAAAAACTACAAATCACATTCCATGTATCATATTTGGATAAACCAACAAAAACAATTTATTACGCCGAATAAATCTACATACAAAAAGAATAATATTGTTTATGATTTGATGTGTAGCCCTTTTGATTATTTTCCTTGTATGATTGTTATGATGAAACCAGTTGAAAGAGAAGAACAAACAATTAGTAATGTATTTCCTATGCGTAGCGAAATAATACCAAAACATATAAGATTAGATACAACTACATTGGTGCATCTTCTTATGACGAAAAAACAAGGAATTAAAAGTGAATATTTAACAAAAGGAAATTTGAAACGAAATGAAAATAAAATATGGGATTTCTTTTTTAGAACAGAACGAAAAATGTTTCATAAAAAGCATTATGAATTTCATCATATGATAGAAACAGATGGAATAAGTTGCACTTTGTTGCTATTGCGTAAGGATTTAATAGGAAAACGACTACCGATGATGAAAAAAGGTTTATCAACTGAAACATATATTGATGAACTAACCGATTATACTCAATTACAAAACAAAAAGATTGTAGCAATAGACCCTGGATTGTGTGATTTAATTTATTGTGTGGATGCTGATAATAAAGATGCTAACAAATTTAGATATTCGCAAGACCAACGAAGAAAAGAAACCAAGAAAAAGAAGTATTCAAAAATTCAATTGGAATTGAAAAGGGAACAAATTAATGGTAAAATAATTATAGAATGGGAAACTGAATTATCTAAACTAAATAGAAAATCACTCAATATTACAAAATTCAAGGAATATATCAAAAAGAAGAGTGAAATAAATGCTATGTTATTCCAGTTTTATGAAAAATATATTTTTAGAAAATTACGATTACAAAGTTATAGAAATACCAAGAAAAGCGAACAGAAAATGATTAACAATTTCAAACGCATTTTTGGTAATGAAAAAGATGTTGTTGTGTGTTTTGGAGATTACGAGCAGAAAAAACATATGAAATTCAAAGAACCTACCAAAGGGAAAGGAATGCGAACCTTGTTTAGAAAAGCAGGATTTCAAACTTATTTGGTGGATGAGTTTAGAACAAGTTGTAGATGTTCTAAATGTGAAGTGGGTATTTGTAAAAAGACGATGGTTAGGGAAAATCCCAAACCATTTAGAAGCGGTAATGTTTTAGTTCATGGACTGATTTGTTGTAAAAACGGATGCGGTTATTGGAATAGAGATGTTAATGGTGCAACAAATATTTATAAAATTGCTTATAATGCGATAAATAAAAAAGAAAGACCAAATTATTTATCAAGAAGCAATAATACTTCAACTGGTTTAGACGAACCAGTAAAATCAAAATTTACATGCCTTGAAATAGGCAAACCTTGTTGATTTTTAGTGGGTTTTGTCCCATTTTAAATCTTCAAGGATGTAAATATCACATATATATAAGAGAATGTGTTTTATTGATTGTTTTACTAGATTATTCTCGTCTAAATCAGATAAGGTAA